GGCTTCTGCAATTCCTGTTCGTCAATTGCAAATTCCACCCATTCAGCCGAAAGGCGGTCAAGCGTTGACAACGTGGGTTCTTGGATTGTGAACTTGCGCGTGACTTCATGCGGGATATGTTTCTTGAACAACCCCCAAAAGCGCGTCTTGGTTTCAAATTCCACGTCCTTGACCTCAAAGGAAACGCCCTTGCCGATGATTGTGTTCAACTCCCGGCGTTCCTGTTCAAGTAGTGTTTTTTCGTCTTTTTCGCTGCTCATGTTGATAAAAAATAAAAAGTCCCCAAAGGCGTTTTCGTTACCTCCGGGGACTTCGGGTTTTCTTGTTAGTTATGATGCCCCGCGCCTTACCCCTTTTTAGGAACGCCGCGCAAGGCTTTGCCAGCCGTAACCGCGCAAGGTGTGACGGTAAAATCAACAAGGAAAATTCCCTTTGCGCTCATATCCGCGTTGATTACCGCTTCAATGTCGCCGTTGGGAATCTCAAAGTCAAGTCCCTGTTCGGTTACAACCTTGATGGCTTTGTTGGCAACAACCTCGTCACCATCATAACCCCATCCATCTTCACCAACCTTTGCGCCGCCAACGTATGACACAAGGTCATCCACATTGGCATCCATCATGGAAAACGTCAAGGTCGGCATCTTGCGCGACTTCTTGCGAACCTCCGGGGCGGCTTTGCCCTCCTCGTAATGTTCGGTGACATCGGCGGCATCTTGGGTCATCTTGCAAGTGTCCTTGTAAGTCTTGCCAATCTTCGCCATCTGCGCGGGCATTGTACCCGCCGCGCTTGCCGCGCCAACTTGGATTTCACACAAACCAAGTGTTATTACTGATGCTCTATCTGCCATAATTATGAAAAATTAAATTTGAATATTCCAATCAATGCGGATGTTTGCGAAATGCTGCTTGGTGTTCGGCTCGTTCATGATTGACATCGTGCCGGGTATTGCTTTGATTCCGTGAATCCGCGAATTACGGATGATTGCCGTGACTTCTCTTGCCAAGGCTTTCAATCGTGGGTTATTAGCGGACAACATCATCTTGCCTTTTATCTTCTTCGGCGTGTCGCTCACATAGATGTTGACGTTCGATGTACCAATTTGCGGGGTGGTATCAATCGCCAAATCAACCGTGTTCACGACAATATCTTCTTCCGTTGAATTATCCGGTCGGTCGCCCTCATGGTAACAACCGCCCTTGGCGGATGTCTTGCCACGCAACAACCCAATCAATATTTCGTTTGTTTCAAATGAATCTATCATTCTGCCGCACGTTTGATGTTTGAAATAAGTTTCTCCAACATTCGGGGCAATTCCCGTTCTGCAAGGTGTTCCGCGCTTGACAACACGTTATATCCTTTCGCTTCGACATAGGCGGCATAATTCATTCCAGCTACAACCACAAGGGCAATGCCCTTTGTCCCCTTTCCGATGGTTTCCGCGATGCTTTGTCCGGACTTGATGCCCGTTTCGGCTGCATTGCTTTCCGCGCCGCTTGCCGCATCGAATTGGGAATGGATGGCAACGCCATCAACAAAGACTTCGTAACCCGTTGACGAAAGCAACGCGCCCGTCTGCATCATGTAACCCTTGTTTGTCCTTGCTTCGACCAAGCACATTTCGCCAAGTCTTTGCAACCGGGCAATCTGCTTTTTCTCAATCTCATTCAAGAACGCATCGAATCGCTTGCGCACATCGTCTTTTGTGAAATTCGGTTTTATAGCCATAATCGTGAATGTAATTGTGCCGCATCAAAGTTCAAGCATATTCCGGAAATGCGGATGTCCGAACAATCAATATCGTTTGCAATGATGACGCGTGCGCCCTTGTTTACCTTTGGGCAAGACTTGGGCAACTGAATGACGGATGTTGCCTTGTAGGACTTGCCCCCGGCAACTTGGTATTCCGTACTTCTGCCATCGCTTTCTTCCCGGCATCGGGAAAGAAACTTGCGCGATGATTCGCTTTCCGACCAATAACCCTTTTCATCCTGTACGGCATCCGGGGTTTCCTCAATGAATAGGAAATGCGGGTATTGAACAATCTTTGCCATATCACCACATATTTGAACGGTTGCGAATCTTCGGACGGTTGACAAGCACATTTTCCTTGCCAAGTTCGTTGCAAAGGGCGTTGTAAAACAACTTGATGGCATCAATGTTCCACGAAACGGAATATCCGCCCTCGCTCACATTCTGCATCGTGCCTTTGAGGATGACCGAAAAGCGTTTGTAAACCGCCGTGTCGCACGCCTTGATGTCAAGGTCTGCATCGCCATCCAATCCAGCTTTTACCAAGATGATGTCAATGTCATCATCCGAAAGGTTCATGCCGTTCAACGACTTAATCAAGTATTCTTTGTTTGTCATATTTCCATCTTGCTTTTATGCCGCCGGGGTGTTATGCGCACGTCCGGCGGCGAATGTTAGTTTTTCTTCCAACTTGTCGCGTTGGTCTGCATCAACACGGAACGTCCGGCAAGATTCCACGCGGGGAAAAGGTTCGCAATTCCCTCCGTAAACTCTTGAACGGGCGATTCATTGGAATACTTCTTGACAAGCGTATGTCCGTGCATAACCTTTTCGGCTACGCTTCCGGGCATTGCCTTTGCGTCAATTGGTTTCTTCCAATAAGTGTTGCCAAGAACCTTGCTTTCGCTGAACAACATCACGTCATCCTCAAACGGATTTTCCGTCAAGCGTGAACCGTCCGCAAGTTCAAGCGTGATGTCTTGGTCAATCACGATGATTTGCAAACCGCGATAAAGTTCTTTCTTCTTGGCAAGGTACGCATTGACCGTTGCAAGGTCGGGCGCATCCTGTGAACCGACAACGTTCTGAACGAATGACGCACACTTCTTGTAAACTTCCTCTTGGGATGCGAACTTCTCGAATGTGTCAACGTTCATAAAAAGGAACTTGTAAGTTGCGCCATAGAGTTTCTTGCCCAACTTCAAGGCTTTTGGAATGTCCACGGTCAAAGGCTTTGCGCCTGTGCCTGTTGAATACGAAACGGAAACGCCGATTTTCTGCTCCGCCGGGATAAGATAATCAACATCATATTCGGTGACGATTGCCGCGTTGTTTGAATTGGTGAATGTCACCTTGCCAAGTGAAATTTGCTTCAATGCAATCCATTCGGCACGGGCGGCAACGCCATCCCAACAAAACTTTGTATCTTCCGCCCAAAACTCCACAAGTGCTTTCAAGTCGGGGTTGTTTGACGACATGGCAACCATGATGTCATATTCTGTCAATTCATCCTCGTTCTTCTCGCGCGAAATGGTAATCTTGGGGATGTCACCTTGGATGCGTGAAATGGCGTCACGGGTCTTGCGTGGAATTGTCGCGCCACGACTAACAAGGTCGGCGGCAATCTTCAAGCCCGATTGTGCTTCCAGCATCTTCCACGTCAAGAAATTGGTTTCCTTGAGTGGGAAAAGGGTTGGATAATAATAATCTTTAAGGTCATAGGTACGAATGACCGCGCCCATGTCCTTTTCATTAAGTCCAACCATTAACGATTTCTGCATATCGAATACGTTTTAAGGGTTAAACATAAGAAACACACGCAATGGATGCCTTGATTTCGGCATTCACGATTGGCGCGTTGCTCTCTCTTACAACGGCGTGAACCCAAGCGGAAACGAAAAGGTTGCTTCCCTGTTCCACGTCCTCGTTGCTTCCAGCGATGGCGCACGGAACGACTTTCAAGGTCTTGTTCGCGCCGCTTGATTCAAACGCACAAGTTCCAACCTTGACGATTGCGCCAAGCGTTGTGCCTACGGTGATAATGTCCTTTGCGGGATTGGACTTGTCAATGGCGGTGATGGTCTGACCATTGCAATCTGCGGTCGCAAAGCGGTCGCCAACCTTGAAATGATGACCTTTCGCAACCTCATAGGTCTTGGCTGCTGCATCCGCTTCGGTGATAACCTGTGCGGTCTTGCATACCTCGAACACGTCATTCTTGCCCTTGCCAATTGGCGTTCCCTCAAACAATGACGAACCGCCAAGGTTGGCGACTGATACCGTCACGCCGCCGGGGATGTCCGCGATTCGGTGCAAAATGCACTTGACAACGCGGTTGTCCTTTGCTCTTTTAATTGTCAACGACATAATTTGCAATTTAATGGGTTAAACTTCTTTGCCCGATAACTCGTTGTTTTCGGGTTTAAGGCTTGCCACATAATCGGCAACGCCCTTGGAAATACCATCTTCGTTCTTCTGCGCGAACATGGGCTTTCCACTTGCGCCACCAAGGGCGGCATTCGCCACGTTTTGATTTGCGGTTTCGATGTCCGCCGCCTTGTCGTTCAAGTATTGCGTGAAATCATCATCGGTTGCGAATGACATTCGGGCGAAATCTTTCAAGGTTTGCGCCTTGAATGTTTCATCCTTGCATCCGTTCAACTTCTCATTGAGTGCCGCAAGCCTTGTTTCGGCAATGTTCTTGGTTTCGTAACCGGACAATTTTTCTTCAAAGGGCTTCACGGCTGCCGCCACGGCTTCTTTGACAATTGCGGCAATGTCGTTCGGATTCTCGGTTGGCGGAATGCCGGGTTCATTCTGCTTCTCCTTGAAATCGTACTTCTTGCGCAAGTTGGTTTCAAACGTCTTGTTACTTTCGGACACCTCTTTGTCCACATCGGCGCGATAGTCCTTTGCAAATTCCGTCACTTGCGCATCGGTGACTTTCTCAACAAGGGCTTTCGCTTCATCCTCGTTGGTTGCCTGTAAAGCAAGAACGCCCGCCAGCACGCCCAACGCATCCTTTCGCACGCCTTGGAACTTCGCCACAAGTAATGCTAAAATGGTTTTCTTCATACGAACAAATTTTTTATTAGTAAATCAAATCGTGGCAAAGATAATGTGCTTTATAGTGAAACACCCCGAAAATATCCAAAAGTTATGCCCGACTTATCAACAAATTTGCATTGCAAGTGCATTTTTTTTGGTGAAAAAGTTTGTTTTATTAAATAAATCTACTATCTTTGTGGCGTGTTTCATAGTGGAACACACCCGGACGGGTAAACAAATAAAACTTTCGCAACAATATGGCAACTGAAAAGCAAGTAAAACAGGCAATCAAACAAGTTCTTGATTCTGAATACATGAACAAGATGGTGACTTTTGACAAGGGATGGAAATTCAAGGTCAAGTCTTACAACATCCTCACACGTTCAAGATTCATCCCCAAGGATGAACGCGATGACTACGGATGCGATGTTGACGCAAACAAGTTCTTCATCATTGAGTTCAACAACGCCAAGGATGAAATGGACGCGACCGATGCCGCCGCCATCTGCTTGACCCTTAACCCCGCCGGACAAATCGGAACAACGGGCATCCCTTATGACTACGAAATCGAATCGGTAACATCCGACCTTGATTTGGACATTTACGAAAAGGTATTGGCAATCATCAACAACAAGTGATATGGCAAAATCAAGTTATTACACGCCGCGTTGTATGGCGTTCAAGGTTGCTTTTAAGGGTATGCTGGGCGTTACCACGTTTGAACATGAATTGGTCGCATACGATGGACAATGCACGGACTTTGACGGTTCTGCTTACGTTGACAAGCTGGAATGGGTTGCCATCATCGCAACCGATGGCAAATTCATGGTGTACATCAACAATCCCGGATGTCCGGTTGATGCCGATGGTTGCCCAATCTTCACCAAGGAACATCCACAACAACAATGGGTGTTCGGATATTACGAATCGTTTAACCGGGCTTTGAATCGTGCCGTTGCAATTACCAAGGCGCGCAAATATCCAAAGCCCATTGAAATATGGTAATTAGGAACATGGATAAAAGACAAGAAATTGAATCCATCGCAAGCCGCTACGACTTGGATGTTGATTTCGTGCAACAACTGCACGACAAAGTAACGGACAAGGAAAACTTTGCCCGTGCCGTGAAAATGTTCGTGGATGGCACATTGCCATTCGCCGTTGCAACCGGGGATGCGCCCATCAATGTTTCATCCATCCGGCATGATGTCGCCGTGAATCTTCTTGAACTTCGCAAGATGCGCGCGGATAAGGTCAAGGAACAAATGGAAATGCAACGCCGGATTGTTGAATATTACAACGGATGCCGCCACGTCACGATGACACACAAGGGCAACAAAAGCATCCGGGAAACGGTGTTCATCAAGGATGGGTTGATTGTGGCGTTCGGTCACTTTGAACCCAAGCAAGGCGGCATCTATTCCGCCAACAACCCGATGATGCCGGATTTCCGTTGGCAACCGCACGATGTGTTGGGTCGTTTGCGCAAGATGGACAAAGGATTTTATCGCAAGGTCAAAAAGGCGGCGACCGCTTCACCGCGCGAATGGTTTGATTTCACGGGTTCAACAATAAGAAATAAATAATATGGCATATTGCGAAATTAAAAGCATCAACGCCCCGGAAAAGACGTATGGCGACCATCTTGTTGTCAAGAATATAAGCGTTGTTGATTCATGGTCATATCCGGATTGTAGTTACAAGGAACGAATAAGGTTTTTGTTTACGCCATGCGACAAACGCGGTTATATATGCGCCGTTGATAACAACAACATCGTTGAAATAACACTTGACATTGAAACCGGGTATTTGCCGAAAGATATGGTCGGTCAATCGTTGAAAGAAACGCTATCCCGCGCGTTCAACATCTTCAAAATAGACGAATTGATTAAGGCTTTTCATTACAGGGCATTTTATTGTAAGATATGACAATGTACGGACAAACGATTTATCATGTTTCATTCGGTGACGATGACAACCATTATTTCGGTTCAATCGCCGCCATATATGACCATTTCACGCCGCATGAACTTGGCGTGTCTGCTTCAAGGTTGTGGAATTATGGCATCACGGAACAAAAGCCATACCGCAACAATAAGGTAATCATCCGCCGTGGGGTGATTCAACGCAAGAAAACAAATCGCAAAAACCCAAACACAAATGGCAAACAATGACACAATCACCGCGACCATTTTCGCAAGGCGGAATGGCTTTCGCTCCGGTGTTGATTTCGTTGGTTTTTGGAAACCAAAAGGATTCAACGTGTTTAAGGTGAAAACACAAGTCGGGAATGATGGCAATGTAACAATCGGATTGCCAACTTTCGTATTGGTAAAGCAAAGGAAAGCGCGTTTTGCTTCCCCGGATTCAATCAATTCGATAATTGGTTATTTCAATAATGATTAAACAAACGCGGATGGTTCTTAATGCGCCATCCGCGTTTCTTATTGTCGTTTGCGAACAATTCCATCTATCATGTCAAGATTGATTGCCATCTTGTCAACACGTTGGATTCCGCAAGTCCTGTAAGTTCCCCAATTCAACGTTTTGCAAATATCCTCCAAGGTTCTTATGCGTCCCGTTTGTGGGTCATACACTCGCAATGTTCCATCCGCAAGACGCTCGGCAACGATGATGTGTCCGCCTTTCCATTGTTTAACTTTCCAACGATAAGTCAACGAATAACGACCGGGCGTTTTTGTCATTTCTTCGTACCACTTAACGGCGGATGCTGCCGCCTTTGCGGAATTTCGCGTGAATTGGTTTGTCATCCATTCACACAAAGGTTCTTTCCCTGTTTCCGGGTCTATCCATATTTTGTTCGTGTCATAAGACAATTCGGTTGGTTTCGTTCCACTACGGTCATAATTCGGTTGGGCTTCAACATCAAGTCCACGCATACGCAATTCATGTGCAACAACGCAAGATTGGCAATTGATGTGATATGGGTTGTCATCGTTCTTCCTCATCGCGAATGTTGTTTGTTCTTTCCATGCTTCAATTCTACCTTTATTGTAACTTTCATTCGCACGATGATTGTCTGCTTCCTCAAACGTCATCGGTGTTCCTTTTTCAATTCCAAGCATTTGCGCGGTTTCGTTGTCGTTCTTAGCAACCAAATCTTTGTTGTTTGCAAATGTTTCCACCCTTTCAATCTCTTTTGTGATGTCCGTTGTGATAACCTTGGCATTGCGTGATGTCGTGCGGTTTTCGTTTATCAATGATTTCAAGCTGGACACATCAACCTTTCCATCATATTTTGCCACACACGCCTTTGCATCCGCGATTGCCTTGTTGTAATCCGCCTTTGCCTTGTCAACGGATGCGCGCAACTTGGAAACGTCCAACGCGCCACCATTTGCAGATTTGAGAATGGATTTATAATTCGGGTATTGTTCGGATGCTTCATCGTTGAATGTGTCACGCGCATAACGCACAATGCTTGTTGTATCGCCAACCCATTCTTCCGCGCTTTTGGCTGCTGCTTCATACTCGGACAATATTTTTTGCGCCATCATCCGGGTTTCCTCAATCTTTGCCATCAATTGCGCTTTCAGTCGGTCACGGGCTGCATTCAGTTCCGGAACGCGCCAATATTGGTGTTGAATGCTTATTTCATCCGTCATTTGGTCGTACCATGCCGCATCAATGCCATACAAACGACAAGCATCAATCAAATCGCAATCATCATTGACGCGGTTTGTCATTTCATTGTTGAACTTGATGCGTTCATCAACGGGCAATTGTTCAAATGGGACATGGAAATCAACCTTTCCGGATGGTTCGATTGTCGGCATTGCGATTTTTAATCCCTTGCCAAGTCGCCCATCAACAAAGTTGTCCCGGATGAAATATGGCGTTGATGACCATCCTTTTTGCGCTTCGATATGGTCTTTTACCCATTCCATGAACTCCTTTGGCATTTCGGACACGGCGTTCTTTGCTTGCAAATGCTTGTATTCCGTGCCGTGCAAAGCTGCTTTAAGGTCGCCAAGTTCATTTGCATCGAAAGTTTCTTCATCCATCAAGATGGGCGTGGCGTAACACATACATTGTGGATGCCACCCTTTGAATTTGAATGTCTTGGGGTAACGCCCAACCAACTTTGAACAAATATCGCACTTGCACAATGGTTCGTGGTTGCTCCGGTGAATTTCAAATCCAACAACGAAATCCAATTGTTGCCATCGTTGGTAATCGCTTTCCCGGTACGCCATATTGATTTCCGAACGTGTCAAGCGCATCGCGTTCTTGTAGCTGGAACGATAAACGCCTTGTCCGGGATGATAGGCACGGGCATTCTTTGACAACACAAGGTTTCCGCGCTTGTCACGAACACGCCGGAACAATCGGTTCGGTTCGCGCAAGTTCTGCCGGACATCGCGGGATAGTTCATCCGCGCTTCTTCCCTCACCAAGTCCGACATCAAGGGCGGATTCCATTTGCGCCTTGTATTGGTCAACGTACTTCCATACGCGTTGCGAAAGGTTCATTCCCTCCACCTTGCGACTTTGGAACGCCGAAAGCGCATCCAAGTTGCGGTCTTGCATCTTCTTCAAGCGTGCCTTGCTCAACTTGGATGTGTCCATGATGGATGAAATGAACCCGTCATTCTTTGCACAAGCGAAAAGCCATTGTTTCTTTGAACCGGATTCGATGACGGTTGTCACACGGGATGCCAATTGTTCCGTGATGCGCTGCATCTCCTTTTTCACGGATGGGTACATATCGAACGAAAAAGGCTTGTCGGGGTCAATCTTGCCGCGCGCTGCCGCCCTTGTTATTGCCGTTGTCGCCTTGTCATACAGGCTTTGCACGGCTTGAACATACGCGTCCGTTGTCCTGTAATGCCTTGCGTCCCATCCTTGAATGGAAAATCGTGTTGTTTTCTGCCTTTTTGCCATTACTTCTTTGTGTAATAACGACAACGCCAAAACCCATCATCGCCCGGATGACATTTAGCGCATACGCAACAATAAAGATTGTCAAGCGCACGCGCCCAATATTTGCAGTTGTCGCAAAGGTTCGTTTTACTCATTCTTTCTTGGTTTGAAATGTTCACATTGTAGGTCATTGAGGAACTTGCACCATCGCCCGTATTCCGTCTTGTGGTCTTGCTTGCAACGGCACAATATCAAATGCCCATCAATCGCCTTGGAATGCCAATCGTATGATTCCGCGCAATCCCGGCATCGGAATTGTGGCTTCTTCGCCTGTTCCTTTGCCGGGGTTCTTGTTGTTCTTGGATAACGTGGCATTACGCATCGCCCTCCAATTGCGGTTCACCGATGATGAATGAATTGTCGCGCGTGTCCTGTTCTTTCAACTTCTTCATGGTCTTTTCCGGATTCTTGGAAATACCCGCGCCGATGACGGATTCTTCTTGCGACACAACGGGTTTGTTGCCGTTTGCGGTCATCCAATAGTTCAAATCGTCAATGTCTGACGTAATCATGTAAGGGATGATTTCGGGTTCAATCATAATGGATTCGCACGCATCCGCCAAGCTGGTGTTCATCTGCGCGATATACTCCAAGATGACATTCACACGGCGTTGCAAGTAATCGTCAAAGATTTCGCACTTGTCTTGCACTTTCAAATGTGCATCCATGAAAAGCAACTTCAACGCCACGCCGGACATCGCGCCCAATCCCTTGACCGCATCAAAGGAAATGTCGGGCGTTTGCGTGATGGTGTAAATCAGTTTCAACAATGTGTCAATCTCCAACTTGACCGCTTCCGGTGCTTGCTGCCATGACACATATTGCATGGTTGCGCCATCTTCGCCCTCGATGACCGCGCCGGATTCGCCTTTCTGCGCCCATCCGTTGATTTGTCCGGTCGTGAAAATCTTCGGGCTTGCGTGATAATCGTTCGTGTCTGCAAAGTTCGACAACAAGGTTTCCAATCGGTCAATCAACGCGTTCACATCCTCGGTTTCAAACTCCGGTTGATGTCCGTATATTACAGGAATTTTGTTGATGCCCGTCTTTTTTGGATAACCATCAACGCAATCAAATCCGTTCGCGCCGTTTATCCACAACCAATGTTCGGTGTCCGTGAACGTTTCAAAATAGTTCGTGACAACGCCATCACGGGTTCGGGCAAATGAACGTGAAAACGCCACCATGTCGCCCGTTTCATCGAAATATGGGTAAAGTGTATCACCATAGGCGGGCGAAAAGATGGTACAACGCATCTTGAATTGTGATGGAAATCCATATTTCGTGTTCGGGCTTTCAACCGGATACCAATATTCGGCGGCTTCCTTATATCCGAAAATGGAACGTCCAATCTTGCGGTTCAACGACTTGCACTTAACGCCATACAAAATGCGGTCAAGGGCGCGCGCAACGGCTTCTTCCTGTTCGTTCTCCGGCGTTGAATTGTATGCCGGGGAATTACCGAACACGAATGACACCGCGCGTTTGATAATCAACTTTTGGAGTGTAACTGCGACACGCGCCACGCGTACCGTCTTGAAATTGGTGCTTTCCCCATCGGTTGTAATAACCTTTTGCGCGGAATCCGCTTCATCGTCCGCCGAAACTTGAACGCGCTTATCCGGGCGCAATATCGGCGACATAATATCATGCAACTTTGGGTCAAGTGCTTTGTTCGCACATTCCACATCGGGTTGTGGAATGAAACGGCAAGACTTCAATTCGGAAATCACATCGTTTGCCGTTGCAAGCTGAAAAATTTCTTGTATTGTCATATCGTTTTTATTGTTTTGAATTATCATACTTGACCAAACAGGGCGGCAACGCTCGTTTGCTTGCCTTGCTTGCGTTTCTCAATCGTTCCGGTCAATGCGTCCGGCGCGTCATCATGTTCGTTGCGTCCGGCTTTCAGATAGCCACAAATCGCCTTTGCAAATTCCGGGAACAAATGCTTCCATCCTTGCGGCATGAACGTCAAGTTCTGAACCATCGCCGAATGGGAATAAATGCGCGTGTCTTTGTTCTCGCGCTGGGCAAAGGATGTGAACTTGGTCTTGCCATTGCCAAGCAAACGGCATTGCCTTTCCACGTTGTTCTTGAATAGGCGACCGCCGTTGTTCGCTTCGACAATACATTGCGCCACGCCGTGTTTCGTCAACATCTTGGCAAGGGCGGGTTCGGTGAACTCAACGGGCTTTGTCGTGTAAAGCACATCAACGATGTAATTGCCAATTTCCGTTTCGTCATACACGATGGCGCAAAGGTAGTCCGCGCCCGTGTCGGCGGTGTCCACATAACAACGGCGTTGCAACTGCATCGTTGCCGGGCGCACAAGGTATTCAACGAATCCGGCTTCATACATCAATCCGGCGCGCGGTTGCGGGTCTTGTTGATACAGGGATTCAAACACTTGTGGATTGCGCTTCCGGATGGCTTGCAGCTTTTCAAGGTTGTGTCGTTCCGCCCATAATGGTTCACCCTCTTGTCTTGGGTCGTATTCGGTCGGCGCGCCCTCCTTGATGGCTTGGTACACCACGACAACCCATCCATTCGGGTTGTCTTTGGCATCATAAACGCCTTGTTCGCGTAACAATTTGCCCGCAAGGTCATCTTCATGCCATCGTGTAAACACAATCAATTGGCGCGAATCGTTGTGCAAACGGGTTTCGGCAACGGTATCGTACCAATCGGATATATTTTCACGGACAATGGGCGACCATGCCGTTTTCGCGTCCTTGTAAATGTCATCCATGATTAGGATGTCCACGGGTTCACCTGTCAACGCACCACCAACGCCCACCGTCTTGAATCCGCCAACATGGTTCACAATCTCGCATTCTTCGGTTGTGCGGATGTAACCACGCCCGGAATCATCGGCAAAGCTGGATTGACCAAGCGTTGTTTCCGGAAATATGTTGTGATACTCCGGCGTGTCAATAACACGTTGGATTTCGCGGTTGAACTTCTTCGCCTTTGTTGCCGAATAGGAAACGACCGCCAAGCGCAAGTCCGGGTTGCGTCCTAACAGGTACGCGGGCAAACGGCGCGTTGAACCCTCGGATTTTCCATGCTGCGGCGGCATGAACACCATCAACTTTTTCACGCCACCATCCGCAAACTTGGATAAGACGTGATAATATCGGCGATGGAAATCAGCCGGGCGGAATGTTGGCATCGTGGCAAGTGTGAAGCGCAACAAATCGGAACGACTTTCACGATAAAGCCGTTCTTGCATCGCTTGGATAAGCTGAATCCGTTCGCTTCTTGTTGCTGCCATTACTCCAATTTCCTTTTCAGTTCTTCGATTGTGCTTGCCAATTCCTCATCGGTCTTGCTCGCAAACAAATCCTTTCCATCTTTCCCGGTCACTTCCGTTGATTGCTTGTTCTTCCAATGTTCCGGGTCGCCATTGGTCAACGTGAATATGATTGCCGCCGTGTCCGCTTGGATGTGCTTCTTTGTGTTCGTCTGCTCCTTGATAATCGGTTTCGGGTTGCCTTTCTCGTCTTTCACCTTGCCGGGAACGGTGACAACCTTTGTTTCCGTTACGTCATACCCTTGTATCTTTTTCAACAATGATTTCTTGGCTTCTTGAACAAAGAATTGCATCCGTTCATCTTTGGCATCTGCAATCATTTGCCCAAACTCCGGATGTTCTTCTTTCCATTGATGGAATGTCTTTGGTGTTATTCCCACTTGGCGGCAAATCTCGGCGATTGTGTATGTGTCCGACTTGACAAGCCCGACAATTTGGTTTACAATCTTTGGTCTATACTTTGCCATAATTGCCTTTTTTAGTTGATTTTTATCACTTTAATCACTCTTTCAGTTCGACCGAAAAGCCACGGTCTTGCAGTTCGCTAAACAACAACGACAACTTTGTGACATCGCCACATTCAACAATCAATCGGGTTGATATTTCCTTTTTTCCGGATGGTTCTTCCTGTTCGGGTTCTTCTTGCACGGAAACATCAACGCCCCATTCTTGCGGTTCAAAACCCCATTGTTGTGAAACTTCTTCAATCATGGATTCATCCCATGCAAGGTTGGCTTTGCTTGTGGCGTTGTCCGCAAGTGCAAGTTCGCGTCCCTTGGCGGAATCAAGGTCAATGTCCTTTCGCTTGACTGCGACAAGCTGGTTTCCGTCAACCTCCACCACCAAAACATCGGTGAATCCAATGTCGGCGGCTTTTTCTGCGGTCTTGTTTCCGGCGATGATGCGGTTGTTCTTGTCAATAACGATGGAACGTGCCAATCCGAATTTGCGCAATGATTCATCCATCAATCGGTCGCCATATTCCGTTCCCTTGTTGAAATTCTTGTTGTCCGGCACAAGACTTTCGATGTTGGTTTCAATGATTTTCGTCATAGCTGGATGAATAAGCGCAACAACATCATAACAGGAACGGAAACGCACGCGCCGGACGCTGCGCCCATTGCGGTGAATACGAAATCCATCAATTCAACCGTTCCGTGTCCCTTTGAATCCCACCATTCTTTGATTGCTCCGGCAATACATCCGGCGATGAATCCAATCAACGCGCCCCATGCCAAACCAACGTAAAAGGCGGAAATAATGCCCACAATCAAACCGATTGCCATTCCAACTTTGTAATGCTTGCGCTTGTCGGGCATTTTGGCGGCTTCTGCAAGGCTTTTGCGCACTTTCGCGATAACTTCACCAACCGAAATAAAAAATGTCCTCAAATGGGCTAAAAACGGCGTTTTCTGAAAAACACGTTCCCCGGCAACGAAAACGGGCGGTTGTGTCTTTCCGGACATTACGCCCAACCACACCTTGCCGCCGAACAAGATGTTGATTCTTTCCTTGATTGATGGCTTCCAACATGACACACATTGTTTGCCATCGCACCAAACGGGCAACGTGCCACACTCCGAATCCGACAATGTGCCGGGCTTCTGCAATACCTTTGTGGATTGCTTGAAATTTATTGGTTTCATATATGTAACTTTTTGATTTATGCAAATGCAATGCAAAGATAAAGGGTGTTTCACTATAAAACACCCTTTATCGAATTAAGTTATCAAAAAGTTATCCACTTATGCTTTCATGCGGACGGGCAATCCGGCATAAGTCCACGCAAGCAACGCGGCATCGCGTGCGTCTTGATTCGTTCTTCCCATGATTCCCGTGAATGATGCAAGTTCCTCATGGGTTATCTTGCGGTCTTTGCCTTTCCAACACTTCAACAACGGGATGTGTGGCAAGACTTCGATTCCCCAATGTTCGCACATTTCGATGATTTTGCGCCCGGTTTCATGGTTCGCGCCGACATCCTTTGCAATCTTTTCCGCCTGTTTGCCTTGTGCGGCATGGAAACAAGACTTCTTGTTCATCCATCCGGCTTCAACGACCACAATCAAGGATTCGCCCGTTTCATCCCTTTTTGCTTTCGCGTGCTGCAAGTATTCAAGCAACAAAGGGAATGAAAGGTTTGTCACCTCCAATTGACTTGTCTTGACTTTGAGGAACGCCACGCCGGACTTTTCCTTGTCCGGGTCAATGGCGATGACGTTTTCATGCTTCATCGCTTAATATGGGCAATTGTCGTTTGATGTGAACGGGTCATTGTTGCCGTTTCCGTGCTGCTGGGCGTTGCCTTTGATGTCGCAAAGCTGGATTTCGCTTGCATTGCAGTTCACGGCAACTTGCCAATGGTTGTTCTTGTCTTGGTATTGCTTCACGCTCATACGACCGCGAACAAACACCTTTGCGCCACGCTTCAAATACTGCGTCAATCCGCCGCCATCGCCGAACGAAAGGACTGACACCCATGTTGTTGATTCAACCGTTGTGCCGTTGGCATCCTTGCGGCGTTCCGAATGTGCCACGTTGAATGACACATATTTCTTGCCGCCAAACTCCTTGATTTCGGCATCCGCGCCGATGTTTCCGATTACTTCAATTTGTAACATAATGATTTTTGAATTAAGTGTTATATACTTTTTCGTAACTGCACCACGTTTCCCCGTCATAAGTCACTTGCAGGTCTGACTTGTCAACGATGGCAACGATTTGGGATTGGTCAATTCGCAAGGATTCAAAATCCTTTGTTTCAACCGTTGTGCGTTCCCCGGTCATTGGGTTTTCAGTTATGACGATATACCGCATAAGCAATGCTTTTGTTGTGCATTTGCATTGCACTTGGTTAATACGCCTTGCCATGTTTCGGCGGTCGCGTTGCGTTATACTTCATCTTCTCGTCAATGCACCAATCCAAATCAATGTTGATGGACTTCGCCCATTTGGTGACGTACTCCAAACCGAATTGGATGCGCTTTTCAATGCCGATGATGTCACGGCACAAACCTTTGGTCAAGGCAAATGCGTTTTCCGTGAATGTGAACTTGTCAAACGCGCGATGATACTTGCAAGGATTCATTTTGTCAAAGTCCACGCCCAATGCTCCGGCAAGGTCGCCAAGGCGAATGGCAACGTCCGCCATTTCATCTTCCAAGGTGTCCTTGATTAGAACCTTGAAATTCTCGCTACTGTTGAACGTTCTATCGTTGTACACTTCAAGGTTGGCGCGCTTCCCGGTTCGATGCGCTTCAACCATTTCGCCAATCTCCGACACAACAAGCATCAAACAATGTTCGTTGCTCTCTCGCTTTTCCCAAAATCCGTGCTTCACGGCGTTGGCATGGGATTCTTTTGCCAATTTGTTGAAATTCATGTTTTCAAAATTTATTGTGTTAAACTTACCCGGTTATTTCAAAATCAATCTCGTTGATGTTCTTTTCAAGGACTTTCAAGCACGCCTTGATGTTGGTGTCACATTCGATGACTTGGTTTCCGCAATACGCATCCAAACAGGTTTCCAACTTATCCATGTATGGGTTTTTGATGCTTTGTGCAAATCCCATCTTGGCTTCAATTATCTTGTCCATGCGCTTGTTGTGGTCAACAAGGAAACGGCACATAAGGACACCAAGGAACGCATCCGTTTTCATGTCCTTGTAGATGTCGCCCGGAAATTGCTTCTTATACTGCGAATTGACGCAATACCAAAATATCGTGAAATCGCTTGTGTACTCCTTGAAAAATTCTTCCGTCTGCTTTTCTATGTGCTGGATGTGCCTTGCATCCAAATCCTTTTTCAAGGAATCAACGTATTCTTGGCGGACGTGCTTCACGGCACGGGACAACTTGACGGTTTCCGGAATCTTGTGTTCGGCGCAATACTTCATCACCTTTTCGGCATACACCCACGCCAAATGCGAAATGACCAATGGCACGAAAGCAATCATCATATTTTCGTTGAACGTGAATGTTTTCATCATCCAATCGGTATCATGGCGCACACTCTCCTTGAATTGCTTTTCGGTCATCATCGGCGACAAACCATTGATGTTGTTCACAATCTCCTTTTCAAAAATGGTGTCATACATCCGTTTTTCCGCCGCTTTCAGTTCTTCCGGCGTTGGTTTGTGTTCCGGTGCTGCCGTTGGCTTTTCTTCGTGTCCATGTTCAATTTCCGGTGCTTGTTCAATATGATTGAACGCCGCCGTTTCGTTGAACATGGATTCACCCTTTGAGAAATCAAGGATTTCATCGCCCGGCGCGGATTCCTGTTCCTTTGGCTTGATGAAAGGGCAAGTCTTGGCGTTGTGGCACGCGTTGAATGACCTTTCGTTGATTTCCATGTCCCCGGCTGCTTGCGCTTCCATGTCGCGTTGCAAGGCGCATTTGTATTTCGGGCATCTGCCAAGCTGGGTGTTGTACCATACCGCCTTGGCGCACCTCATGCAATTGTCTTGTTGCCAATATGACATCTTTATGTCGTTGGCGAATATCCTTTCACTTGTTGTTTTCATTGTTGCGATTATTAGAATGCGATTCGATAATCTTTGCCTTTTAACGATGGGCGTTTGCTTTCGATGAACTTCATCAAGTCGCCAAGTTCGATTGGGAACAATGGACAAAACTTGTATTTCAACGTGCAAACAAATCGGTCATTCAACATGACATCAAGGAATAAAGTTTTCATTGCACACCATCCTTTCTTTTTGATTTTTGGAAATATTTTCCATCACACCAATTGTTGCTGTTTTTATATTTATTACACTTCAAACGAAAATCTTTCAAGACAAGACATTCGCAATGCCAAGCATTACGGAATTTATCTTTCGGTATTATGTCCGCCACGAATACGCATGATTGACATTTTTTGGGGATGCTTGCGTATTTCATATTAGAATAAACTTGCTTGAATCGGGCGGCTCAAAACCTTTTCTTGTGCCGCCTTAAAAAAGTTCTTTTTGATTTCAAATCCGTATGCGCGCCGCCCAAGTTCCTTTGCAGCGAAAAGCGTTGAACCGCTTCCGGCGCACGGGTCAATGACAACATCGCCGGGGTCGGTGAATATGCGGATAAGGTATTGCAACAATGGCACGGGCTTTTGTGTTGGATGCACCTTTGGCGTTTTCGTGTCACGTCCCCAATCAATGCAATTGAACACCATTCCACCACCAACGGCATCATTGTTGAACTTTGGCAACTTGTCGCGATAAAGCAACACGCCGTATTCGCAATTTCCAACGATTCGCATATTGGCTTTCAATACCTGTGCGGAAAAGTTCTTGCGGAACACAAGATTGATGTAATGGTTGAACCCGTATTGCTTGCCAAGTTCGATGTATTTGAATTGTTGTTCAAACTCGCAAAACACAATCATGCAAGGTGCTTTCCCGGATTCCTTGGGTTCTTTCACAAGCATTTGCGAACAAAAGTGCATAAATTCAGCCGGGCGAAAATCCTTGTCCGTGTCGAAAAACTCCTTTCCGGCTTTGTCCGATTCGCCATTCTTGTTGTCCCCGTCAACATACCACGATGGATTGCTGGCGTATGCGTTCTTTCCAAGGTTATATGGCGGGTCGGCAATAATCAATTGCGCCTTTGGTATGCCATAAACCTTGAAATTCTGAAAATGGTCATTGAATAGTTCAACTTTGTTCATAATCTTATTTTCTAATTTTTGATAACCATTGGTCATATATGCGGGATGCCACTTGTGCCATCATCACGGGTGGAACGCTCATTCCGCAAACGTAATGGGGTATTTGACCCCCAAATTCGTAATCTTGCGGAAATGACGAAATGCAACAAACTTCGGATGCGCTCAAATACTTTGGTATGTCAAAACGTATCAAGCAATCTTTTCGCGCTGCAAGCGTTGGCGAAACCTTGTCCGGATAGACATATTGATTGTTGAACATTCCACTTTTCCCGAACTCTCGTTCATTCGCGTTTGAAAAATCCGAATCGCCATCCATGCGTAATTCCCAACATTTGCGCATTTTCGGTGAATCAACGCCATCACCCATTCCATCGGCAACATCCTTGAAAGGAATTACCGCTTCGTTGAAATTCATATTCAATCTTGGCAAGGTTTCAAACAACGTTTGTTCGCAAGGAACGAACCTGACCAAATCTTTGCGCAAGCACACGAAAAACACACGTTGCCGCCTTTGAGGAACACCCATCGTTTGGGCATCAAGCAAGTAATGGTTCACATAATATCCGGCATCATCAAAGCCACGATAAATGTTTATCATATACTCTTTCGCGCTGCCAAGCAACAATCCTTTCACGTTTTCCGCAACAACGACTTTCGGTTGCAACCGCTTTGCAAGCTGGATGAAATCGAAAAACAACGTGTCAAGAACTTGTTCGGCTTGTCCCTCCCGGAACTTCTTCATCTTTCCCCATGCTTCTTCACGGCTTCCCGCCATGCTGAATGTGGAACAAGGCGGTGAACCATCCAAGATGTCAAGGTTGAATAACTCCGGCGGCAAATCCTGTTTATCCTTGAATGTCTGAATCGGTTCAAGGAAAGGGAAACGTGGATTGTGATTCTTGCAATATGTGAACATCATGCGGTGGTCTATTTCGTTGCATCCTATCACATCGAATCCGGCTAACTTGTAGCCCATAGAACTACCCCCCCACAAGCAAAGCACGAAAAAACCGTGCCTTTGTCTTTGGTGAAATGGGCATCCGCCAAAGTCCAACGATAATCAAATTTGTGCATTGTAACTTATCTATTTAATATATCATTCACTTTCGTGGCTAAATCTCTAAACGGCGGGTTGAATCGCATATCATCGTTGTACTTCTTCAACAAGTGCAACATGGATGAATGGTCGCGGTGGACATATTGCGCAATCTTCGTCAACTTCATCTTCATTGCCCGGCAATGGTGAACGAATATCATGCGCGCATAAAACCCATCACGCTTGCGCGACTTAGTGATATAATCCGAAAACTTCAAGCCCATCACTTCGTGGATGGCGTTTTGGATGCGCATCACGTTCCGGTTGTCACGGGCAAAGCTGGATTCAAACCAAATGTCCTTGCCAAGACGAAAGGCGATGTCATATTCAATGCCCGCGCCAGTGCTTCCCGTCCAATTGTCCATCATGTAAATGGCATCACAACCAAACAACAATTCGATGTCCTTGACCATGTGCGATTCCCAAGATGCCTTTTCGTCACACAACCCAAATTCCAACGGGTTCACAACTTCAAACCCGATTGATTCAAGCAACGCTTGCGAATTGGCGAACCGTTGCTTTGCTTCTTCGATTGGCAAGCCCGAAATCTTGCCCGATACATAAATTTTCATTGGCTTTTCTTCCTCTCTGCATTATAGATGAATTTGTTGATGAAATATTCCTTGCCTTTTCCCGTCACCATCGTTCGCGTGGTGGTCATCACTTCATCCGTCCGTGGGTTTGTCCACGTTTGCGGTTTCAGTTCAAACAAGCCAAGGTCAAGGGCTTTTTGTGTTGGCTGGTTTCGTGCCGTTCCAACGCTGCACAAATATTCGTTGTCGCGCAACCATTGGAAAAGCCGGATTTCTCCGAAATCCACGCCGTTTTGTTTCAGAATCTTTGCAAGTTCATCAATCCCGCACGATGACGGGGAATTGATGATGGCGGTCGCGAATGCCACTTTCGGGGCTTGCGCTTCAATCTGCTTTTGTTGGCTTTCGATTGTTTCCGCCTGTTCCGCTGCAAGGCGCAAAGCCTGTGCGAACGATTGAGGAATCGCCGGGGCTGCTGGTGCAAGTTCCTTTATTGTTTCCTCCATCTTGTTGAATGCGTTGATGAATGCCACCTTGAATGCCATTGCCTTTTCTCCGGTCAATGACATTGTAAGCAAGGAAAAGCCATCGCGGTTCATCAAGAACATGGGTTGCCGCTTCCCTTGTGCATCCGTGTATGTGGTTTCGGCAAACCAATGTTCGTTGGCTAAATTTTGAGCCGACCCCATGATGTTGCGGATGGACTTCATTATGTTCTTGTGCATCTTGCCGAACACCTGTGCAACCTTGACGGAATCGGTCACGGGCGTTCCCTTTTGCGTTTTGTAAACGCTTGATTGGATGATTTCATTCATAATTGTAAATTTTCATTGTTAGTAATCCAAATCAAAGTTTGCGGCGGTCTTTGCCCTTTATCACAAGATAGTTGCACATTTCTTGCAATCGGCTTGATACGCGGTCGCCATACCGTTCTTTGAGGATTTCGCCGTTCATCCTCAAATTCGATGTGATGAAAGTCATTTCGGCGTGCATATCACCCCGGTATTCGATGACGTAACGCACCACATCAAGACGGTTGCCCATGTAAAGCGTTTCCGGCGGTTCATTGCCAAGGTCTTGAATGGCAAGCATCGGCGCGGTCTTGTATTGCTGAATGTTGCCGGATTCCGCCCACACGTCACACAAACCATCGGCGCGTATTGTGCGCCAATACAACGGGCGCGGGTCGTTGTCGGTATGCCATAAAACCTTGATTCCGATGGCTTGGATGTACGCTTGCATGATTTCCATGCACCACGTTTTGCCCGTTCCGGTGTTTCCGGCGATATAGATTCCGCGTTTCAGTCTGCCGGGGATGACTTGTCCCGATACAGGGTCAAGACACTTCATTGACGTGTCGCAATGCGCCCACTTGATGAAATTTTCAAAGGCGAATCGGTTTTCATCGTCAATGACGAACGCCGGATTCCGGCTTTTCCCGATTGCTTCAACAATCTTCATCGCGTTGTCAAGGTCATACCAACCCGGCTTGATGTATTGGTAACGCTGGAATCCGGAAAACATATCGCGTTGACGAATCGCGTTCAATACCTGTTCGATGCTTGGCATTGTCGGTTTCTTGTTCTCGTTGTTTACCATTCTTCGTTTGCTCTTTTATTGTTTCCGCCGGGGCGGTCTATATAGTTGCCATCTTCAACCTTGCGCCAATTGGTCGCGTTCGTGAATATCCATCGGAATGTACACCATTTACCTTTTTTGCAGAAATCGGACGCGTTGACGGTTTGGAATATCGTCTTGATGCGCTGGTATGCCGTTTCCGGGTCTTTTGCGGTCATCATTTCGCCAAACCTTTGCCGAATCTTGCGTTTGTCATCATCAGCAAGGGAACGCGGTTGTGGGAATGACGGGCATTGTTCTTTCCATAATGCCAACAATCTTGAATAATCAACCGAAAATTCCCTTTTTTGCTCCGGCGCGTCAACGAAAGTTGACGTATCTACGTTAGTAGATATATTATTCTTTTCTTTTCTTTCCTTTTCTTTATGTTCTGCATTTGCATTGCTTGTGCTTTGAGTTTGTATTGCTTGTGTATCTCCGGACGTTTCTTCATTACCATCTTGAATTGTCGTTTGCCGTTGATTGTCAAGGTTTTGCCGCCATCTTGCGATTGCCGCTTGCTTGCGCTTGTCGGAAATATCCTTTCGCTTGTCTAAACGCTTCAAAACACTATCCGACCACATATTTTCACCATCATTGGCGAATAATCCGTAATTGTTCACAAGTCTTTCAACGGTCTTGTAATCCACATGCAATGCAAATGCAATGCTTTTGCAGTAACGCAACGGCAACGTTCCGCCTTGCTCATATAGTTGTTCGATGATACACCAATAAATGCCGATGCCCTCAACGCCCAATTCAATCAACACGTCTTGCAACTTGGGGTCGTTTCGCGCGTTGTAGTCATGCTGGAAATAATATGAATCTTTCATGCTGAATGCGTTTTAATGGCTTTCCCGCCACCCGACCGGATGGAAAGGCGGCGGGATTGCCTTGTTGTTAGATTTCGATGATTGCGATTTCCGGGGCAATCTCCTTGATTGCTTCAAGTTCCTTGTCAATCGCGGTGTCGCGCAATGTTTCAAGCGTTTCTTCCGCACCCGGCGACATCAACACGAATGCAACGTTGCGTCCGTCAATCTTGGCGAATGTTTCCACCTCCAAGTTCTCCTTGTCGCCACCCTTGAAAACAGGGATTGAAAGCGTGAACGATTCCGGCAAGTTGGAATTGACCACTTGGGCGAAATTGTCCGTTCGGTCGCCGTTCTCCTTGATGCTTCTTTCGATGGCGTTGTTCACGGTTGCCGTGAAATTCTTGCAAGCCGAAACCAAGGTCATGTTTGCGTTCTTGTCTGCAAAGAACGCGCGGTTCATCTTGCAGAACATCGAAAATTCAAACGGCGACCACACCTTGCCCGTGTTGATGCCAAATTCAATGAACTTGGGATGGAACTGCAATGTTCCCTTGATTGTGCCGCGTGTGTATTCATCGGATTCGTTCACCACAAGTTCGATGGTGATGTTCTCGCGGTCAACGATGATGTGGCAATTCTTCTGCTCAAATTGTCCGGCGTTGATACGCTTCTTCAAGAACTCCACGGGCGCGCCGATTGTTCCGTTGATGTTCATCTTGACCGGGGCTTTCGGGTCAAGAACCTTTGGTGCTGCACCCTCGCGGATGATGATTTCATTCATTCCCGGTGCAAGATTGATGTTCATTTTCTCGTTGTTCATATTTTAATCGTTTGTGCCATCCTTTACGGCGGCGGTGTTCATATATTGTGCGTTCATAAATAGTGTTGGCTGCAACTCTTCGGCGGTTGCCGGGCGCATTTCCACAAGGTCGCCATCGCGGTTGTAATACTCCGTCATCTTGGCATCGCGGTCGGTGAAACGATAACAAACTTCGTTCACATATTCGGCTTTCGCCTTGATGTTGGAAACCATGTTTTCGCGTGCCTCTTTCAAAGGCTTCAAGCGTTCGGCGTACTCCTTTTTGATTTCCTTAATCTCGTTTTCGATTTCGGAAATCTCAATGGAAACGTTCGCAAGTTTCTCTTTGTGTCCTTGCAGTTCTTCCGGGGTGTACGCTTTCATGTAACCCTTGTTCTCGCACGCATCCGCGTTGTCCTTGATGAACTGTTCACGCTGGATTGGGTTGGCAATATCCTTGCCCATTGTCTTGTTGTTCATTGCTGCTTTGTTTTATAGTGAAACACATTACAAGAAAACCTTGTTGTAAAGGTCGGCGAATTGCTTGCCGAATTGCGCGGCGCGCGCGGACGATTTGAAGCAAAGCCGAGAACCGACATTCGCACGCGCAAACGCAGGCGCGTAAGTCGTACTCACGCACACGAACACCGCAACATCCTTGTCATACTTGAACCAAGGAAACCACTTGTCTTGTCCCCAATCCGAAAAATCGGGTACAAAGCCATCTTCCTTGTTCCATGCCTGTGCGATGGTGAACAACTTGTTCAAGGCAATCAACGCTTCAATGTGCTTGGGGTTGATTTCGGTCACAAGTCTTGCGACATCTTCAAGCTGGACAACGTTTCCGGAAAGAATCTTCTTTACAACGGTAAAGTCCGCGTTCGGCTTGCCGCCAAGGGCTTTTCTTGCGCTCTCAAAGTCCGTGATGACTTCGTTTACTTCCGTGCATTCAACTTCTTCAAGGGCGAAATCAAACGGCGACAAATAATCGTCATCGTCAACGTCCAAATCTTCGTTGTGGTCGCAAATGTAGTCCATCAAGGTTTCCCCGGCTTCTTTGCGTGATTCGTGGATGGCTTGCATTTCGCTTTGCTCGCTTCCATCCGCGTTTTTGATAATGTACTTTTTCATTTTTCTTTGTTGTTAAAATGGTGACTTGTTGAAATTGATAGTCATTCCCGAACGGGCAACGGTGACAACCTTGTGTGTCAAATCCGCGATTCCTTGCTGGAACTCAACGGCGTTTGAATTGCCATCGGAAAGGTGTATCAACACGATGTTGTGAACTTCTGAAATGTCGTTCGCTTGCAATATCTCCTTGCACGTTTCAAAGCTGCAATGGCTTTTCATCGTTCTTGCCCTCAATTTTGCCGGAATCAACCCGGCTTCCACGTTGGCATCCAAGATGTCTTGGCGATAGTTGCATTCAATAAGAATGTTGTTCAAGCCATCGAAAGTGTATTGCAAATAATATGTGTCGGTCGCGAATAACACCGTGCCACATTCGGGATGTGCTATCAGATACCCGAAAGGCTGGGCGGCATCGTGTTCGGTGTCAAATGGCAAAACACCGAAATTTCCTATCTTGTGCAACACGTTTTCGGTCATGGCGTGTGCCAATGGATGCGATGCCAACCCAAGGGCGTTTCTTGTCCCGTCTGACATATAGCAAGGAATCATGGCATCAAGGCAACGTTTGACGTGCTTTGCATGGTCGCCGTGTTCGTGCGATATGATGCAAGCCTTGATTCGTGTGATGTCGAAATCAACCGCCTTTTGTACGTTCTTGAAAGCGATTCCACATTCAATCATCAACGCTTCCTTGCCGTTGTCAAGCAAGTAACAATTTCCCTTGCTGGATGAACCCAATATTTTCAATTCCATTTGCCTTTCGGTTTAAGTGATTAAAACCCCGGATTTGGGGCGTTGTTTGCGTTTTCCGCCGCTTTCGCGTTGTTGGCGGGCGTTTCCTTTGCCGCGTTATTATCGTGGCTTATTTCGCCCATTTCCGTGTCAACAACTTGGGATGTTGTGGATGATGCTTCAATAACGATGTGTTTCTTGTTGGCGTGTTCGCGCTTGTCCTGTTCCACTTCGTTCTTGATTTCCACGAAATCGGCATCCTTGATGCCTTTTTCTTCGGCGGTGTACATTGCGCCCAATTGCGCCGGGAACGCTTCGCGCAAGGCTTGAACCTTGGCAACCTTGGAAATCATCGTTGATGGCTTTTCTTTCCAAACCGATTGTTTCTTGTCGTATTCATCCAAGCGAACCTTGGCAACGGTTGGATAACGGCGGTCGGAACGATAGACTTTTGCCCATCCGCCAACCAACTTGTCGTTGTCGGCAAAGAAACAACCCTCCAATTCAATGACCTTTCCATCACGGATGACGATGATTCCGGCTTCGATGCCCTCATAGTTTTCGCAAGCATCGGCGCGCTTCAACAACGCTTCCTTGCTGACAACCATTGTCGCGGGCGTTGTGCCGTACTTGACAAGGTAGGCTTCACCCAAGAACGGGTTAAGCTGGTTGAACTTGCAAATGCTTATGAACTGAACCAAATCTTGGTCGGAAACCTTGCCGCCGCCTTTCACCAAGTAATCGCGAACGATTTGATAAGACAATCTTACGTCTTGTCCGGCGACATTGTAATTGCAAACGCCCTTTTCATTGATAGGGGCAATTGCTTGTTGTGCTGAATCTGCCATAATGTTATTATTTAATTGTTAATGTATTGTCGTTTGTCACGACAAGGTTTATCACTTGCGATTGAACCGGGATGATTTCGTTCACCGATTCGCGGTTGTCAATGAATATCGGCGCACATACACCATAGAACGCGCACAAGGCGTTGATGATGTCAAGCCCGGCATTCACTTGGCTTGCGGTGTTCGCGCTGCCATACGGAACGCCATTGCATAATGGAATGCACGTTTCAACCGGATTGCCATCCAAGGTGTAATCGAACAACCGGAAAGTCACGAAATGGAACTTGGCGTTGATGCGCTTTTCGCATTCCAAAACCTTTGTCTTGTTGAATTGCTCAACCGTGTATTCTTCGCGTTCGATGTCGGCGATTTGCTGGGCAACCTCTTTGCCATGTGCTTCAAGGTCGGCAATCTCGTTGTTGCATCTTTCGATTGCGCCACGCTTGGCAAGACGTGTTGAAACATCGTTGCGCTTTGTCATCCATTCTTTCTTGGATGCTTGCAACGCGCTTGTGTCAACGCCCGTGTTGTCGGTTGTGATGGTTGCCTTAATGTCGGCAATCTGCTTTTGCAGTTCCACCCATTCCGGGATATTTTCGGGGACAACTTCGGCGGTTGCCTTTTCCGGCAAGGTTTCAAGCGTTGATTGTGCGCTTTTGATGCGTTCATCCAATCCGTTGTTTTCCTCGCGATACGCGTCAACGGACTTTTGCTTTTCGGCTGCATCCGTTTCAAGTTGCGCAATCTTTTCGCCAAGGTGCTTTCCATTGTTCGTGATGTCGGTCAAGTTGCCCATCTTGGCTTTGTCGAAAACGTCTTTTGCTTTCGCAATCATATCATCCGGCAATGGTTGTCCGCAATGTGGGCAAGTCGTTTCGCCGGAATACTCCTTGGCATTCTCCTTGTGCCATGATTCGCGCAACGTGTCTTGTTCTCCCTTGCACTTGTCAATGTCACGATGGATGCGGGCGATGTCAACTTGAATTGTGGCGCAATTGCGCTTGTTCGCGTCAAGTTGTGATTGCAACGTCTTGATTTCGTTTGCAATCTCGCGGCGTTGCGCGTTGGCTTCAAACGCGGCATCCTGTGCCTTCGTCTTTGCGTCAAACACCACTTGTTGCGCCTGTGCGGTCAACTCGTTCACGCGGGCTTGCTTGGCTTGTTCCGCTTCATATTGCTTGCGAACCGCCTTGTTCACATCTGCAATCGCGTTGTCGGTGTCGGCGATTTCCTTGTCAATGTCGGCAAGCTGGGATTCAAGGGCGGCGAAATCTTCCGGTTCGGGCATCATCTTGTGCGTTTGGTCAATGCGCGGTTGAATCTGCTTCAATTCCTCGTTCAAGCGTTTCTTGCGCGCTGACATTTCCTTTTTGTAGTCCGCAAGCGACTTGCTGGATATGGCATCCAACAACTTGACGAAATCGGGATTGTTCGCGGCGATTTCTTCATCGGTCACGCTTCCGGCAAGCTGGAACAATTGTTCACGCTGCAATTGCCACTTCATACCGACAAAGAACGCCGGGTTGGTTATCATCTTGAAAACGAATGAATCAACGATGGCTTGGATGCGCTTGTCATACTCGCCGACATTGACCGGGGTTTCGTTCCACCAACATTCCGTGTGGTTGCCCTT